GTGGTACAAGTGGATCTAGTGGCGCAAATGGAAGTAGTGGAAGTAGTGGTACTAGTGGTACAAGTGGAACTAGTGGAACTAGTGGAACTAGTGGAAGTGGTGAGAGTGGATCTAGTGGAACTAGTGGAAGAGCAGGATCAAGTGGTACAAGTGGAAGTAGTGGTACAAGTGGAAGTAGTGGAACTAGTGGAAGTGGTGAGAGTGGATCTAGTGGAACTAGTGGAAGAGCAGGATCAAGTGGTACAAGTGGAAGTAGTGGAACTAGTGGAACAAGTGGAACAAGTGGTGAAAGTGGTACTGCAGGTAGTAGTGGAACAAGTGGTGTGAGTGCTGATTCTGGAAATAGTTCTAGTAGCGGTGAAAGTGGAAGTAGTGGAAGTAGTGGAAGTAGTGGTACGAGTGGTACGAGTGGTATTGGTGCGCCTAGTGGTGAAAGTGGTATTAGTGGTGGTAGTTTTACGAATGAACCTAATTATTTAGTAAAAACGACTGGGGTTAGTACTTTACAGAGTGTTGATTTTTTGAGTGTTAGTACAAGTGGTACAAGTGGTACAAGTGGTATTTTTACTATTGCTGGAGAAAGTAGGATACAAGGTGTTAAGGAAACTTACACTTCTGTTACACCTTCATCTGGGGTTGTTACTATAGACCTTAAAACTACAACTGTTGCTTTGTTAACTCTTAATGCTAGTGTTACTAGTTTTACTATTAATAATTTAACCGCTGGAAAAGTTAATTCATTTACAATAGTAACAATACCAAACGGATCTGTATATACTATAACTTGGACATTTGGAGGCGTGGGTGTCAAATGGCCAGGTGGAACAGCTCCAACATTAACTACAACAAACAATAAATATGATATATTTAGCTTTATATATGACGATACAAACTGGTATGGTTTTATAGGCGGACAAAATTTCTAATATTTATGGCAACAATAGGATCAGGTAGAGCATCATTAATAAGACGTAAATCAGTAAATTATACTTTGGTAAGATATGAAGGAGCTACTACTACAAGTGGAACACTTGGGTCCAGTACCTGTATATATGAAATCTATTTATTTACAGATGGATTTGTAGAATTGAGATTAGGCAATTGGGCTAATACCGGTGGAATTTCCGGTCATTATACAGCTGGAGGAACTGGCACAGCTCTTTCTCCTTCAGCTAATACTACATATGTTTGGAATGCATCAGGAACAACCACTACATTTTATTCTGGTTATCAATATATAAACGGAGTCGCGACAGCCGCAGGATCAACAAACCCTTCTTTAGGCGCAAGCTCCGTGGGTAGTTGGCCTCCTACAAGTTGGACCAGTTTACAAAATGGGAGTGTGGATGATAATTTCGTTTCAGTAACAATAGCCCCAACAACATTTTTTGGTACATCTAGAACCACCGCATATATTAGTAGCAACGCCTATATTACCTTTGGAGTTGGTAGCGGTGAATATAGAAGTTTAAGTACTTCAAATCCACCATATGATAAATTTATGTTTAATGCGGGTGATAGAAGTTATCAAAGAGTTGCGTATTTAACTGCGGGTGGATCAAAATAATAAAATTATGAAAGTAGCAAAAATAATAAACAATTCAATTTATATACAGAGTATCTATATAATGTTTCCTAACGTTTCATTTCCTGACGTTGGAATACCTGATGAATTTTTAAAGACTCACACTTTATATAAAGTCGTTGAATTCATACCACATAATCCAGAAACACAAATCTTTAAATTATTAGATGTGCCTATACTGAAAGATAATATAGTTTATACAGGTGTGGTTTTAGATAAAACAGATGCGGAAATTAAATCAGATAAGCTAATAAAAGTAAGACTGTATCGTGATGAACTTTTAAACGAATCTGATAGTTACGTAACAATTGATAGATGGGAAGATTATTCGGATGCGCAAAAAACTGCATATAGACAATATAGACAGTCTTTAAGAGATATACCTCAAATCGCAGATGATTTAGATAATATTGTGTGGCCTATTAAGCCAAATTAAAATTATAATTATTAATAGTCTTGACTTTATAATTTATATAAAGTATAAGCATAAGCAAGCGCTTGTTGAATTAAGTGGTTGTTAAATATTAATTAAATAATACTAAATTATTGATAGTTAAATTAAAGTTAAGCGCTTGATATGCTACTATTTATTATAAATGATTACTAATAAACATAAAATATATTTGGATATGGATGGAGTAATAAGTGATTGGGAATCACAGTTTAAGCGCTATAGTGGTGGAGTGCCTGTAGAAACTTATGATGTTGAGCATGGCAAAAAAAATAGATTTAAATTTGTTGATAAAAATTGTCCTGAATATTATTCTACAATGCCTTGGATGAAAGATGGTAAGTTGCTTTATAATTTTGTAAAAAATTTACCTGTAGAAATATTGAGTCATGCACCTAGTAAATTATCTTATATTGGTAAAAAGCAATGGTTAGCTAATAATAAGATTGATATTGAAGCTAATTTGGTACCGCATAGAAATTTAAAAGCAAAGTTTGCAAATGCTGATAGTATTTTAATAGATGATCGTGAAGATAATGTAAATGATTTTATAAATGCTGGTGGCAAAGCAATATTGCATAAAAATGCTATAGATACTATTAATCAACTAAAAGAAATGTTGGGTATTAAAGAAAAACATAGAATTTATAATAGTATTTTAAATCCTGCAATTTGGGCAACTAAAGATGAAATAAAACCTGAAGTATTAAATAAACTATTAACTATAGCAAATACTTTCTACAAAGATACTGATTTGAATGTACCGCTTGAAAATGTATATTTTCTTGGTAGTACCGCCGGATATAATTGGTCACCCACCAGTGATATAGATTTACATTTGCTTGTAGATTTTTCTAAGATTAATGATAATAAAGAAATTGTTAAGAATTATGTGGGTGGCTTAAAAAGTAAATGGAATGATTCGCATGACATTCGAATTGGTAATCATCCAGTGGAAGTTTATATTCAAGATGTTAATGAAGTTAACCGAAGTCAAGCTGTATATAGTTTGACTAAAAATACTTGGGTAAAAAAGCCAAAAATAGAAGACATACAGATTGATAAAGCTACTATTTCAAAGAAATATAAAGAATATGTAACATTTATTAATATGGCTGTAAAAGAACAAGATCTAGACAAATTGAAACGTTTGATAAAGCGGTTATATGAAATGCGTGAAGCTGGATTGGCTAAAAGTGGAGAATACAGCACAGAAAACTTAGTGTTCAAACTTTTGAGATCCAGTGGGTACGTTAATCAACTAAAAGACGCGATAAATAATATCACGGATAAAAATTTGAGTCATATTTAAAAAAAGTTAATTAAAACATAAATTCTTTTATATTTATAATCAATAACATAAGGTAAAAATATGGCAGAACTACTAAATCCATCAGAAATTTTTTCAACAGCTTTTGAACCAAAAGTAAAGAATCGTTTTATTCTTTACGTTGATGGTCTTCCATCATTCATTATTAAAAAGGTCAATCGTCCTAAGTTAACACAAGCTAAGAAAGAACTTGACCACATGAACATAAAAACTTACTACAAAGGTAAGAGTGTTTGGGATGATATCAGTATGGAACTTTATGATCCAATTGTACCATCTGGCGCTCAAGCTGTAATGGAGTGGGTTCGTTTGCATCACGAATCAGTTACTGGTCGTGATGGTTATCAAGATTTCTATAAAAAAGATCTTACTATTAACGTTCTTGGCCCCGTCGGCGATAAAGTGGAAGAATGGACACTAAAGGGCGCATTCATCACAAGCGCTGATTTCCAAGAAATGGATTGGAGCGATGATGGTGCCGCTCAAATGATTAGTTTAACAATATCAATCGATTACGCAATTCTTCAGTATTAAGATTTGGTAACCAAATTAAAAAGAACCCCACATTTATCTGTGGGGTTTTCTATTTATTAACATATGCAAATGGGCAAGAAAGTATTCGTCATTTATCCTGGTAGATTTCATCCTTTTCACACAGGTCACAAGGGTGTATATAACTATTTAAGCACCAAATTTGGTGGCAATGACGTATACATAACAACTACCGGAGTAGTTGAATTGCCAAAGTCGCCTTTTTCATTTGATGAGAAAAAAGAAATGATGATGGCAACTGGTATACCATCCAATAAAATACTAAATGTCAAAAACAACTATAATTTGCAAAGTGTATCAAGTCAGATACCAATCAATGTAGAACGTGACAGTATTATTTTTGCGGTTAGTCAAAAAGATATGGCTGAAGATCCAAGATTCAAGAACTTTGTCAAAAAAGATGGATCTCCTTCGTATTTGCAGCCAATACCAAAAAATGAAAGCAAATTGGAACCAGCAATTAAACACGGTTACTTAATTACAGTGCCAACAACAGATTTTACAGTATTAGGATTACCAGCAAGAAGTGCGAGTCAATTAAGATCTCAGTATTCAACACTAAAGCCCGAACAACAAAAAGCATTTATTGTGGATCTATTTGGTAGTTATAATCCCAAGATACATAAGATATTAAACAACAAATTGGGTAACACCAGTGGTAAATTGACAGAAAAGCAAAAGAAGCTATTAAAGAAATTGATTGTGGGTATCTTAAAAGAAGACGAAGATAAAATAAATTCTGCCAAAGAAAAACGAAATGCGGCTGAAGAGGATCTTCGACAAGCGGAACTTGAAGGCGCAGAAGAAGATTTAAAAAAAGCAAATGATAATTTATCATCGGCTACTACTCCAGAGGAAAAAGATGCCGCTGAGGCAAATGTAAAAATAAAGAAGGCTTTGGTGGATAGTAAAAAAATTGCGTTGCAATTAAAACAAGATTAAATATAATAATTAAAAAGTTATATAATGTTCTATATATTGTTACAAAGTTATGAGTGACGAAATTATTATTCAAAAATTAAAACAACAACATTCAGCTGCTCCCACACCTGTAGCTACAAGTTATCCATCTGAAACAATTGATTTGCCATCAAAGGGTTATTTTTATGATGAATCTAATCCATTGAGCAAAGGAATCATTGAATTAAAGATGATGACTGCTAGGGAAGAAGATATTCTGACCAATGAAAATTTCATCAAAAACGGTACCGTATTGGATAAATTGATGGAAAGTCTAATTGTTACGCCCGGCGTAAGAACTCAAGACTTGTTAATGATTGATAAAAATTCTTTATTTATCGCTGCTAGACGATTGGCATATGGTGATAAATATGGACCAGTAAAGATTGAATGTAAAAAGTGTAATACCGAAAACAAAACTTATATTGATTTAAGCACATTAAATGAAAAAGAAACGGATTTCAGCAAGTTTCAAAAAGGTACCAACGAATTTGAATTTGAGTTTCCATTCAGCAAGAGACGAATCACGTTTAAACTAATTACGTCAGGTGATCAAGAAAGTATTGATCGTGATATTAAGGCTCTAACCAAGATTAAAAAACATTCTAGCACCGAAGTTACTACTAGACTTAAAAAGTTGATCGTCAGTATTGATGGAAAGCCTGATATAGCGGCTATTAATAAGTTTGTTGATAATGAGCTACTATCAAAGGACAGTATGGCGTTGAGATCTTATGTTAAAACAATTGCGCCTGAATTGGATATGGGTTTTGACTTTGTATGTGAACACTGTGGTGAGGTGGAAAGGATGGATGTACCTATGACGGTACAGTTTTTTTGGCCTGAGTCCTGAATATAAGGTACAAGTTCACAGTCAAATATTTGAATTGAGTTACTTCTCGCAAGGAGCTGTAAATGTACAAATTGCGTATCAATTACCCGTGTTTTTGCGCAATTTTTATTATGCTCAATTAGCAAATATAAAGAACAAAGAAAGTGATAGTTACAAGGAACCCACTAAAAAGTCGGGTAAAGTAGACAGGCCTTTTTAGTGTAAAATGATATAGTTGTCATATTTATATATTATATGGCAACACAACCATTTGATGAAAAGGCCGCAGCGGCCTCAAGAGAGTACTTAAAGAACTTAATTGATATAAAATCGGAAATCGGCCAAACACTGGACGATTTACGCAAAATAACTGTCGCTGAACAGAACAATGTGGATATAGCCAAATCTTTGGGGCAAGTGTATAAAACACAACAAGATAAGATTAATGAACAGTTAAAAGGAAAAAGTCTACAAGAACAAATGTCATTGAAACTTCAAAATTCCGAAATGAAAATAGAGGAATTATCATCGGCACGTATCAGTAGCCACAAAACATTATTGAAGTTAGGTCGGGATTTATTAACATATAATGCTGAGCTGGTTAATTTGCAAGGTAGTAATGCTCTGAGCTCAGAGATTAAGGCTAAGATAAATTTAATTGAAGAAACAGAAACTCAGTTAAATTTAGAAAAGAAGTTATTAAGCAATAGTGGTTCCCAGTTAGCATCGTTAAAACTACGTAATAATTTATTAAAAATAGGAAATGATTTATTAAATGTGTATAACAAAGCGTTGGAGATGGGCGTGCAGTTGTTAAACAAGATGGGTGATTTGGCAGGAAGTTTAATGGCTAAACTAAATATGCCTACTACAATAGTTGGCACTTTTACAAAAATATTAGACATATTTAATGAAATTGATACTGCTGCTACAAATGTGAGACAGAAATTTGGATTGTTACCTAGTCAGGGTGCAATTTTTGAAAAAAATATACGTGAAGCTTCTATTCAGTTAGCTGAGTTTGGTATAAATGCTGAACAACTTGGTGGTACAATGAAACAAATAGGTTCAACTTTTACAAGTTTGCAATCTATGGAGAAAGGATTGGTAAAAGATGTTTCGATAATGTCTGCTCAATTCGGTATATCTGCAGAAACAAGTGCTAAGTTTTTACAGACATTGGGCGGTGTATCTGGTAAAAGTGCAATGGCCAAACAAAATATGTTAGGATTGGCAAAATTTGCGGCGAATGCTTATGGTGTTGGATTAGATGATGTGATGAGCGATGTTGCAAACGCATCTGACGCGGCTAGAATGTATGCTGGTAAAAACGCAGATGAACTGGTTAGAGCTGCAGCTCAAGCTAGACAGATGGGTACTACTCTTGATAATATGGCAAATACCGCAAAAGGTTTGCTTGATTTTGAAAGTAGTATTCAATCCGAATTAAAAGCTAGTGCATTGATTGGTAAAAATATTAATTTTAATGAAGCTCGCAGATTGGCATTTCAAGGCGATATTATTGGGGCAAATAAATTAATATTGGATCAAGCTAAAAAAATTAAGTTCAATCAGTTAAATCCAATTGCACAAGACGCGTTTGCAAAAGCTGCTGGTAAGACTGTAAAAGAATTGCAAGAAATGTTAAATGCTGAAGAAAATCTGAAAGAAGCATTAAAATCAAAAGATCCATTGGTAAGAGCCGAAGCGGAAAAGAAAAAACAAATGGCAGAAATGATGAAGAAAGATCCTATAGCTGCTAAAAAAGCTGCGCAGGCTGAATATGAAAAAGGATTGATTCAAGAAAAAAATCAAACCAGAATGAAACAATTGCAAAATGAAATTAATGCAATTTTTATGGAATTTATTGGGCCTATATTGGAAGGAATAGGACCAATATTTACAGAGTTATTAAAGTATATAAAAGATAACAGAGCTCAAATTAAAGAATTTGCTCAAGAAATAGGTAAAGCATTTTTAATATTTAAAAATTTAGAATATATTGCACTCATTTTTAAAAAAATAGATGATGCGATCACGGGTACTACAGAGTCAATCAAAGCTGCAAAATCTGTATTTACAAACTTTAAAAACGCATCAGTGGAGTTTTTTACAATTTTTAAGTCTGGTACCAGCTCTATTGCCAACTCTATTGGCGGGGTAATAAAATCAACTTTAAAATGGTTAACCACCAGTGGTAGTCTTAAAAATTCAATATTAAATGTGGCTGTAAAAATTGATGATATAGCTATAAAAATTATGAAATTTTCAGATGTTATAAAAAATTCTGGAAATGGTTTTCAAACAATGGGTAACGTTGTTGGTTCTATAGGAAAAGGAGTGGGTTCAATTGCAAATGGTTTTTTAAATACAGCAGGCATAGTTGAAAAAATAACCAATAAATTTTCTATTTTTGCAAAGATGGGCAGTAGTATTGGCAGTATCGGTGGTAAAGTTTCCGGAATATTTAGTGGATTTAACCAGATATTTAATGTTAGTGGTAAAATAACAGGTGTGTTGGGGAGTATAAAAAACGTATTAATGGTACCTTTAAAAATGCTCGGTAGTGTTGGTAAAGCAATTGGTGGTCTGAGTGGAGTTAGTAAAATATTTACATCATTTGGACCGCTTTTTGGAGGAGTAGCTAAATTTTTGGGACCGATAGGCATTGTTATATCCGTAATACAAGGCGGTATAGCATTTTTCAAAGCATTTAGTGAAACCACAGGTACTACCAGTCAAAAAGCTGTAGCTGGATTAAAAGCTGTAATTAATGTTTTGGTGATTGAACCATTAAAAATGGTTTGGGATTTTCTTAAAAAGATACCATCGTTTTTAGCCAATATAGATTTTGCGGGAATACTTAAAGACGTAACCAATTTTTTATTAGACGGACTGACGAGTTTGCCTGATAAAATTGAAGAGTTATTTAGTGGTGGAGGAGGGGGAATTGAATGGGGTAAAATTTTTGCAAATATTGCAAGATTAGCAATTGAACTTATTGTTGCGGCTTTCGTAAAACTGCCTATAGCTATATATAAAACAGTGGGAAAATTAGGATTGTTGATTTTGAAAGCTTTTGGGTTGAATGCAATCGCTGATGGTATTGCATCTATAGCAGACACTTTATATACTACACTTAAATGGCCATTTGAAGCGATATATAATTGGGTAATGGACAAATTGGGTGGTAAATCTCCATCGAAAATTGGTTTAGCAATTGTTGATGGTATTAAATCTGTAGTAGATATGTTATTTGATGTACTTACATATCCATTTAAAAAAGCCGCTCAAATTATACCTGAGCTGATTGATATTATAAAAACAACTTATATTTATGCTTTTAAATCTATAGTTGATACATTGTTTGAGTTAATAACATATCCATTTAGAAAAGGATTTGATTTGGTGAAATCAATCATAAGCGAAGTAATCACATTTATCAAAGATATATTTAGCGGCGCTTTTACATTCTTAGTTGACGCTTTCAAATCAGATTCAGGCGCAATGTTTGATTTGATTACAAATTCATTTAGAAAAGCATTTGAGTTGGTAAAATCAATCATAAGTGAAGTGGGCGCATTCATCAAAGATATATTTAACAGTGCTTTTACATTCTTAGTTGATGCTTTCAAATCAGTGTCAGGCGCAATGTTTGATATACTTACATATCCATTTAGAAAAGGGTTTGAGTTGGTAAAATCAATCATAAGCGGGGTGGGCGCATTCATCAAAGATATATTTAGCGGTGCTTTTACATTCTTAGTTGATGCTTTAAAATCGGTGTCAGGCGCAATGTTTGATTTGATTACAAATGCATTTAGAAACGGATTTGATTTAGTGAAATCAATCATAAGCGAAGTGGGCGCATTGATCAAAGATATATTTAGCGGTGCTTTTACATTCTTAGTTGATGCTTTAAAATCGGTGTCAGGCGCAATGTTTGATTTGATTACAAATGCATTTAGAAACGGATTTGAGTTGGTAAAATTAATTGTATCCGAGTCGGGGTCGTTTATTAAAGATGTATTTAGTTTATCTTTTGATTTTATAATCCAATCACTTAAAAAAGTAGTTGATGTGATGTTTGATTTGATTACGTATCCATTTAAAAAAGCATTTCAACTAATAAAGTCTGCTGTATCGGAAGTTGGATCTGTTCTAAAAGATACATTCAGTGGGGCTTTTACATTTATTATTAATGCGCTTGAAAAAGTGTGGGAAAAGTTAAAAGGCGTGGGTGGATTTATAACTGACTTAGTAGGAAAAGGATTTAGTTTTGTTGGTAAAATACTTGGTGTTACTGATGAACCTACTAATGAATCTACTGGTAAATCTGCAAAAGTTGATGAAAAAAACAAAGGACAAGGTTTACAAACCGATTCTATTATTAATGCAATTGTAAGTTCCAACAAAGCGGTGGTTGAAAAACTGGATAAACTAACATCAATGATGGCATCTGGTCAAATTGCTGTATATATTGATGGACAACGTGCAAATCAACTATTGGCAACAAGTAATTCAAAATTTGGTTCATTTGGTCAAGCAACAACCAATTAATCTAATATTTATAATTAATGGCAAATAGTAATACATATTATGGCGCAATAGGCAATGATGGTGCGCAGGTTACCACACTTTCTAATATACAAGGTGCTGGTTTATCTTTACCGTTAAATACTGAACAGTATATAAATCTAAGAGCACCTGGTAAATTAGAAACGTTATTTAACACTAAAAATAACAGTGACGTATTATATAACAAAAATAAACCAATTGATTTATACGCTAAAGGATTAATTAGTAGTGAATTGGCACCCCCATTCTACGCGAATCCGAATCAAGGTCAACGTCAAAAGATAAACGCTAGTAGATCGTTTCCTATACAATCCGCCTTAAGAGATGGAACTCGTATCAGAAGATTTTTGGGATCTGGTAAAGGTGGCGCTTTTTTAACAAAACAAATAATACTACAGGGATTTGCTTCGTTTGATGAAACGAAGATATATAATCCAGCAAGTCCTCTTTTAGCCGCAGTTAGATTATCAACATTTGGCGCTATAGAAAGGCCAACCAGATTTATAGATAGCAGTAACCTTGTGGGTGGTTTAATGGGGGCCGCTGGTCTCGGTGGCATTACCAAAGCTATTGGTGGTTTGTTTGGTGCTACTGAAGGAAATCCATCGCCGCCTCGCAGTAGTGTGGCTAGTGCTGCTAGTGTACCTAAAGGTGGATTGGGTGGATTCTTCAATTTTACGGGATTGTTTGGTGGTGGCGATAAAGCAGATCAAGTAATGCCTATTACAGGTCGTGATGGTGTTAAAGGATTATTAAGAGGTAACACAGCTACCTCTGCTTATAACAACAAACGATACAAGAGTTTGATGAGTAATTCCGCTGGTAAAGGTGGATTTTTTGGTAATCTATTAAAAGCAGCTGGATCATTTTTAAAGAACAATACGATTCTAGGTGGATTGTTGCCACCTACTCAACCAATAGCAGGATTAAATTACAGAGCGGACGAAGATACATATGATCTGATGTTGAATACTAATAGATGGAGCAACTCTATTACACATGATACGTCGGGAGGTAAAAAAAGTGCCAATCTAAATGTTAATGTAAATCAAGGTAATAATTTATTGTTTACAGGCACGCAGCCAAAAACAAAAGGTGGTTTTATTGGTGGGTTGTTAAAAGCTATTGGATTGCAAAAAATAACAGGCGGTAACAGTAGTGGCACAAGTGGAATGAGATTCTTTGCTACACCGTTGACAAACATCGTTTCTAAAAGACTGAGATTATATGTTCAGAGTAATAAAAATTTAAGAAACAATAGTTTTCTATCAGTTACATATTCGACTACTCCTGGTGTTGGTAAATTAACCGATTCATATACAATTAATAACGTTGAAATCAGTTCTGTGGATGGGGCTAACACCAATCGTTACGGTGATTTAGTTAAAATAGATGGTGATGTAGAATATAGCGATCAATTATTAAATTATAAGCAATATACAGATCCGCAATTATCTGTAAACTATCAACGTACACTTTCAGATAAAACAGATAAAACAGTACAATATCTTCAAGATTTAAACGTTACTTTAAAAAATAAAATCGCTGGAACAGATAATTTAAAATATGCCCATTATCCAGCATTTGGAAAAATACAACAAAATGTTACTGATGATGTAGGTTTTAATTATTTGGCAAAAGTAAAATCGGACAGAACGAACCCCGAAGGATCTGACAGTGCAAATCAGTATACATATACAGGAAGAATAAGAGCAAATCCAGAAAAATTCCCAACCTTATTAGGAAAAAAAGAGGGTACTGATAGATTTATAAGACCCACCAATAATGTTGATTATGTTAATAGTCTGGGTGTGTTAAATGCTGATGAATTTGCTCAGAAATATAACGATCAATTCAATGGATTGGGCCCTGATTTGGTTAAGTTTTATTTCTATGATATTGTGAACAACAGATTTATACCGTTTAATGCTACGGTTAAATCATTACAAGAAAATAATGCCGCAACTTGGGAGCCAATTGAATATCTTGGCAGACCTGACAAGTTATATTATTACAAAGGATTTACAAGAGATGTTAGTTTCAACTTCAAAGTAGTTGCACATTCTGTTAAAGAATTATTACCTATGTGGCAACGTGTAAATTATTTGGTGGGTTTAACTAGACCTTCTAATTATACATCTACTATTAATGGTGGATTTATGATACCGCCTATGGTACAATTTACACTTGGTGACTTTTATAAGAATCATTGCGTTGTATTAAATTCTTGCAACGTATCTATACCAGAAGATGCATCTTGGGAATTGATCAATGAAAATACTGTGAAAAATCAAGATTGGAGTTATAATTTGGGAAATATATTTACATTTGGAAAGACTAGTATGAAAGGTAAAGTAGCTCAGTTTCCAAGAGAAGCTGAAATTAGTATCACAATGGCTATAATGGAAAAAGACAGACCAAAAACAGGAAGAGCTGTTTGGGGTAATGCTCCTGTTCCAACTATGACTCAGGCGGATATTGGAGAAACTGCTACGGTATCTACATTTGGCACAACTGATCTTTATGGCGGTAAAGATTACAATGATGCAGCTAACAATGATTTTTCAATGAATATGCGATATGATGTTGATAGACAAGGAAATGAATGAGATATCAATTTACACCAACTGAAAAAAGATACGATGGTAAAATGGTATTTAAAACCACATATTATCCGAATATACCTGAGTCTGACGATGATCTGTATATTACAACGTCCGATGAAGATTATTTAGACGCTTTAGCTAAAAAATACTATGGGGACGAAATGTATTGGTGGATAATTGCATTGGCTAATAACATAGCAGAGGGTAAATTGTCTGTTAATGCAGATAAACAATTACGAATACCAGGTAACTTACCAAATATATTGCAGAATCTTAAACAGATTAATAGTTAAGTTATATGGCATACGAGGAAGAAATCGCGGAAGAACCTAGATGGTGGGAAGTACAAAATATTCCCGTTTCACTGATTCGTGAGTTACGACGTAGAAAAAACACAAATAATGTTGGTTTCAACTATCCAAGTTCAGGAGATCCAAGTGGTGTAGTTTATGATTTTTTCAATAAACATGATCAATACAAAGGTCCGATGACTCCATGGATACGTGTATTTTCAAATGGTACTGGTATAGCGGGAAATGGATTGGTGCCACGTAGCACGATATTAAATAAAAATGGTAAAGAAAAGGCATATGATGGATTTTTATTTATGCCTGGTAATGGTTTTTATGAAGCATACGGATTCAAACAAGAGGGAAATATATTAAAACAAGATAAGGCTATCATTGGATACGAAGCCAATGGTGAACCACATTATATAGATCCTAAATATAGATCTCAATTTTCTTCCAAATGGCCAAGTACTTTTAACAGAAATGGCAAGATTATAGAAAGCGCACAGAAATCTGAAATATCTTCTGTATTACCACCGCCTAATTTAGATAGCATAGAAATAAAAACTAGCAAAGATATGTTAGCTTTTGTTACGATAAAATTCAAATGTTATGGATTGGCTCAATTGGAATATTTAGCACCATTCTTTTTAACACCCAGAATAAACGTATTTGTTGAAATTGGATGGAACTTATTTAATATCAATTCGTTGATCGAATTGAGTAATCCCGATGAATGTTGGTCTATTATACAACAACCACAAAAAGTGATGGATAGATGGTATCAATCATATGGTAATTATGGATGTATAACCGGTATTATCACCAAATATAATTTTGCCACTCAAGATGGCACCGTATATGATTGTAGCGTTGAATTAACTTCTCGACAGGCATTATTTGCTGGTATGCCGGCTGAAAATAATGTGAGTACCACCACAGAGACAAAGACAGATGCGACTGGAAAAAAGATTCCAACCGAAACCAAAGAATATACTGGGTTAAAAACATTCTTAAAAACAGGATTACCTAAGTTAAAACAAGTTATAGTTGATAGAAAAAACTTTATGGCGTATATCGCATCAAGCGGTATATCCAATTCAGATGATTATGATAATTCGATAAATCAACACTTCATACAAAACCAAAATTTTTACGATGGTAAAGTTGAAAATCGAATCTTTATAGGTAGAACTGATGCGACTAATGTATATAAAAAACCATCAATTCCAATTGGAGACGATAGTATATCATACAAATCTGTTAAAATTGGTAAGGTGGACTATAAAGCTGTATCATATAAAGATGATCGGTGTGATTTTGATACTAAGGGTGACGATGAAGTTTGGATGCAATTAGATTTTCTGTTTGAAGTTGCCAACAGATTCTGCACAGTTGTGTCAAACAAAACATTTACTATTAACGTCGATAAGATAATTAACGCACATCCAAATTTGATAAGTTGCGACCCTCACGTATTAATTCCAAATGGTATTGCTCCAAAATTTAATATTGGTAAGAAGTTACCGGATGAAAGTTATTTGAATACGATAAAAAATAATAAACTCGATCCAACAGCGCAGAGTCGAGTAGAAACAGAAATAAAATCGGGTGGTTATTTAAAAAATGGAGATGTAAATCAAAATAACTTTTTAAAATCTAAATATGATATAGAAGTGACCGATATAAATGATGAATTATATAGAGCTGCTAAAAAAGTTGAAACTGTATTTAAAACAGCAGGCGCTTATAGAGATAACTTAGATACCATTATAAACAGATTGTATTATGACATCGGAGCATTGAGTGAAGATAGTCCATCGGATAATATATCATTTCCTTTTATTTATGACAAAGAAGTTGAATTGAATGGGGATGAATTGGTATTAACCGATCCAAAAAAACAAAGATCAAAATCAATCAAAAGAACATTTAAGAAATTTAGATATGGCAATTTAAAAAATATATACATCAGTAAAACTAAAGTACTTGAAATTACGGAAAATAAAGAAATTCAAACTTGGCAACAATTTGCAAACGCTGTATTAAACGTTATCAATGAAGCTTCAAATGGATTCTGGAAGTTTCAAATATCACAAGATGATTTGGGTGGATTATCAATACTAGATAACAATTATATTGATTTGGGTGATAAGGCTCCCAGTTTGAAAAAAGTATACGTATTTGATGCCGGCGGTACTGAATCGTGTATAAAGAGTATTAGTTTTGACGCGTCGTTAACAAATGAACAAGCTACATTAACACTGTTTCAAGCTGGTATAAATAAACCAGATGATTCTGATACATCTATGAGTGCAAAGAACGCAAGTATGCCATTAACTAGCTTCATAGATAGATTGGATAAATTCAATAAGGAGGAAGAAACGGGCACAGGTGAGAGCAATACTGTACCTTCACAAGACGAGCTTACAGTGGATCAAAATCCATTGATTTCCACAATACAAACTTATGGTAATATAGATAAAGTATTAACTATTACTAGTGCTTACGTAGCCCCAGGTGAAATTGCAAACGATGCTTCAAAGAACTACAAACAATTAAACTTGTCACCTGATTTGAAAGATAAGTTGGGTCAAATTATAGATGATCAAGATATAGAAAATAACTTGCCGTTGTATAGTGGTATATCTCCAAACTTTTCACTGACTATAACGTTTGATGGTATATTTGGATTTAGAATGTTTCAACACTTTGGTATTTCTAATTTTCCAAAACCATATATTCCTGAAAATGTTATATTTATGATAACCGATGTTACACATTATGTAACCGCTGGAAATGGTAAATGGGAAACTGTTGTGGGTTGTTTAGCTAGATGTGTAGCAGATCAAAATATTGAATTGGTGCCTGTATGACAATAAAAGATACGGATATTATAACCAAGACAAAATTAAATTTGGGTAATTTTAATATTAACCTACCAAATACATTTTTGCCAATGCCGACCGATAAAGACTACAAAGTTGGATACATAGAAAGATATGTAGTTTCTAAAATAAACTACAATGAGATAACTGAAGTTTCATCCGATGTATATGGTAAAATGGATAGTAACTTTTTTAAAAAGGCAAAGTTCAAATGGAAGATTACAGGTGTATTAAATAGCAAATATGACGGTAAAATGTTATTGGAACAGGGAGTGATAGAATTCAACAAAAAGCAAGTGGAACAGATAAGCACCATAATTAGAGGTGCTAATGATGTTTTTTCAAATATTACTCAGTTTTACAAACAATAAAATTGACTTTCCATATTGTTGTTGTAAAATTAAGTTGTGGAGTATTCATCTAAAATTTATTTAAAATTAATTACAAAACACGATAATTATCATAACGCTTGTAATGATATTATTGCTGCTTTCATCTTTAATTTTAAAGATGGTACCAAACAATATTTAAATTTTGAACACAACGATTTACCTATAGATTGTACATTTAAAGAGTTTAAATCTGAGATTGAATCGCAAAATTTAATCGTGTATGTCAATAATAAAAAGACATACAAGTACTGGTTAAATTGTAATTTGATAGATGTTAATTTGTTTGGATTCATTAACAACAACGAAATATTAGATGAAGTAGAGTGTTTGACTGAGAACTTTCTGAAATACAATTATCGTAATATCAATAACTTTAATTTGATATTGCCATATGTTATACACCAGCGAATATTTGATGTTGAGATAAAGCAAATTGAGACGTTGGGTGATAAAGACACAGACAATTATTGTTTCAAGTTTTTTAATAACGTTATATCTGACACTTTGTTTGAGGTGGAAAAAAATGGATTAAAAGTTGATACAGACGTATTTTCAAAATACTTTAAAAGTAAAACATATAACAAATTCATATACACAAACTACAATATCTACAATCCTACTGGTAGACCAAGTAATGCATATGATAATATTAATTATGTAGCGCTCAAAAAAGATGATGGATCCAGAGCTAGTTTTGTGTCTAGGTATGGAGAATCCGGTCATTTAATGATGGTAGATTTTACCGGATTTCATCCGTACATTGTGGCTAATTTGATTGATTATAAAGTTCCTGAGAAGGAAACGATATATGAACATTTAGCCAAATATTATTTTGATGTTGACACAGTAACATCTGAAGATATAGCTAAATCAAAGAAATTGACGATGGTTAATCTATATGGACAAATTTCACAACAGTACTGTAACATTCCGTATTTTGCAAAGGTAAACGAATTAAAGGATAAGTACTGGCAAAAATTTGAAAAGAATGGATATATAACAACTCCGGTATATAAACGTAAAATTACAAATAAGCACATTGTTGATCCCAACCGAAATAAATTGTTTTCTTATATAATTCAAGCTGCTGAGACTGAATATGGCATTGATAGTCTGAGTAAGTGTATTAAGTTTGTTAGTGATAAGAGAATTGTACCCATACTATACGTGTATGACTCAATTGTATTTGATGTACACAATGACACAAATAAACAAGAATTAATTGATTTGGTTGATATTATCAAAAACAAACGATTTAAAGTAAAAACCTATATTGGAAATAATTACAATGATTTGAAATTAGTCCAAATGTAAATATATTTATATGTATATTTATATTAGATGAACTTTAAATCATTAGTAAACGAAATTGGTTGTGATAGTCGTATCAAAAACGGAACATTGGATCTTAAAAATGAAGATCACGTTTTTGTATTGCAGGAGTACTTGGAGAAGGCTGGTTACGATATTAATGAAATTGTAGATAAAACAGCTAGATTATTTGAAGCTGGTAGATTTCCTGAAAGACAAGCATACAACAAAGACGGTATACTTGTAACGTTTCCAAATAAACAATATAGAGATAGAGCTGTAAACAAAGGAACTCACTTTGCTGAAAATCCTAAAAAGGCACAAACTAATATTTTTACTGCAGATGGTGAACCAGAAGGTGGTGAACAAACATCTTCTGAAAAATCTAAAAGTCAACCCGCGACATTAGATCAAACATTAGAAAAAGATATTGAGGGTAATAAAGATACAGACGAAAGAACGCCACGGGAAAAGAAACAAGATGCTTATGGAGTAGAGGCTATATTGATGGGACAAACTCCATTGGTAAACTATAGTGTTGATGAAGCCAAGAAATTTGGGTTTTATAAAAAAGGTTTTAATTGGTATGATACTGAGGGTAGTTTAATCGGTGAACAAATATACGATGATAGTCAATCTAAACATATAATAGTAGCAGACGCTATATCGCCATCATCATACATAAAGAAAGCTGAAAAAATAATAAATATCATCAACCCAGATCTTCTTAATAAGTTAGAATTCTTAAAAAATGCAGAAAAAACAGATAGAACAAAAATATTTGAAACAATTCCTATATTGACTGCGTTTGGTATTACTGACTATAAAACATTAAAAACAAGCGGTGATTATGTAGATTTTGCAATCGGATTTCTTAAAGAATGGGGTAACCTAAGAACTAGATTGGAATCTATCTCGGATACAAACGCTCGTGAGGAAAATTTAAAGATTTACAATTTGGTTGATGGAGATTTAAAAAATATAGGCGGATCATCAGGAGTAACTTTAGCGCAATTAGGTACACCATCAAATTTTATTCATGCGTCTATAAAAGATTTTTATATCGCCGCGGATATTTACAATTCGAAATTTGTTAAAGGAAAAGAAACAAAAGAGAACACAGCGGATATTGTCTTAATCTATGGTGGAACTAAAGAAGATGTGTTTAACGCTTTAAAGACAGGAAATATAGAAAGTCAAGACGTAGATTCCATGGCAAAGATAAAAGGTGAAGATATTAAATTTGCATTAATAAGTCTTAAAGCTGGATCTGCTAGATTAGGACACGTATTAACGCAGTTGGCACAATACGTTGGTCAAACAATATCAGCTTCTCCAGCAGAAAAATCATCTTCCAAGAAAGTCAAAAAAGAAGAACTTAATGAGGGATTTTTAGATACTATATCCAACAGCATCAAAAACGCAATTGATAAAATTAAAACTATACCTGAAATTGCAAAAAATTATTTTTCATCGTTTATTAATGCAATAAATCCGTTTACTACAAAGATAACAAATTTCTTTTTTAAAGAACTTAACGCGGATGTTAATCAATTACAATCGACGGAACTTAAAAATTTAGAAAGAATAGAAAATGATCTTGAAAGAGAACTTGGTACGATTGACGAAGGTTCTAGTAAATGTGACAAACAACACGCATCGTACACAAGTACGGTTGATAAAAATTTAACTTTATTTAAGAACGTTTTGAAATCAAATACGGAAGATATATCATTGATTAATAAAATCACAGAACTATCAAATAATGATTCATTAATACAATTCTTTCCTATCAATATAGAAAAGGTCGAGTTGGACAGTATTAAGAAATTGAAAGAAAATTTAGTATACACTATTAATCAAATCCAAGCAGACTTTGATATTAACGATTGTTTGGAAAGAGATACTTTAAGACCTATATTTAAATATAGAGCAAACATTTTAGCTTTGAAATATTTAGATTTAATACTAAACAACGTATTGAAAGATGTCAATACATCAGATCCAAATAAAATCCGTGAAGAGTTTATTAAACTATCTAGTCTACTTTCATCCGAAGCTGTATTTGGTACTAATGTAAGTTTACCTTTGATCAAATTTACGGGAGAAAAAATAGAGAAGTTAAAGTATAAAAGCAATTTCAACTTAGAAATTCCTAAAAAATATAATGATATCAAATTAGGTAAGATTAAGATCAATGTTGTACCGGATGAAGGATATCTAAGTGTTAATCTTTATTTGTTTATTGGCATTACAATGAAAGACGACATTGCCACACCAACATATGCTAATTATGCAATGGATAGTAGTAGCGGAAGTAAATTTACATTCAAAGTAGAAGGTCAGAAAGTCGTTGACAAAATATGATAACTCAAAAACAATTGCTCTGTACATTTTCTAATAGTAGTCAATATACAGACGCATTAAAAGAAATACCAAAGCAATATACTCTTATAGATAATAAGATCTTTATATTTGCTAACGAAAATAATCTTCGGGAATTATATCTAACATTCAACGTTGAAAAACGTGAACAAATTAATAGATACAAAGGCACCATTAGTATACATCGTAAGAAGCAAACAAATACACTATATACGCTCAATGCAATGAATAAGTTGATTGCTGATGAAAACAATGGTGTATTTGATAAGAGCTTTCAATTAAATTGGGATTTATATAAAAACAGTATTATTTTAACCAATGAAATTGGGGTAAAAATAGTTTCATTAAAATTGTTTTCTATCTCTGAAATTTAATATGTATTTTTGACTTGATTTTGGTCTGCACCTAGTGTAGACTTAGTTTCGAGTTGGTTATACAATCTGGTTTGAGTGAACCAGACGAATTAATTAACTAATTAAACATTAAATATTAAATAATTATGGCATTAGATCTAAGTCGGCTAAAGAGCCGTTTGAGCTCTCTCTCAAACACAAATCAGAAATCAAACTTGATTTGGAAACCAAAGCCTGGGAAACAGGTAGTTCGTATTGTTCCGTACAAGTATGTACCTGATAATCCATTCATTGAACTAAAGTTTCATTACAACATCAACAACAAGACATATCTATCTCCTGATAGTTTTGGTCGTCCAGATCCAATCGTTGAATTTGCTAATCGTCTGAAAAAGACTGGTTCAAAAGAAGATTGGCAGATGGGTCGTAAGATGGAACCCAAGATGCGTACTTTCGTACCAGCTATTATTCGTGGCGAAGAAGGAGAAGGCGTAAAGTTCTGGGGATTTGGTAAACAAGTTTATCAAGAACTTCTATCAATCATCAGTGATCCTGATTTTGGTGATATTACCGATCTAACCAATGGTCGTGATATCGTTGTAGAATTCAAGACAGCTGAAGGCGGAGCTAGTTTCCCAGAAACAAGCATTCGTGTTAAGCCAAATGTAAGTCTCGCGGTAGATCCTAAAAACGCACAGTTGATGGAAGCGTTGAAGTCCCAAGTTAATATTTTGGATCTATTTGAAGAACTATCCTATAACGATCTAAAAGATGTTATGGATAAATGGTTAAATCCAGAAGCTGCTGCTTCTGAGATCGTAACAGAACCAACCGCAAGTGGAGATGACGATGAAGCTCCATTCCCCACAAGCCCCGTGGTCACATCCCAAGCAAAAGCCGTTCAATCACCAAGTACAGCTAAAGCTAAGGGTAAAGATAGTGTAGATCAAGCATTTGATGACTTGTTTAACTCTTAAAAATTAAAAAATAAGCCGGTGGAGTTTTTATAGTCCACCGGCTTTCTATTTATATACGTTATGGCAAAAAAAAGTGTTAGTAAAGATACGGGTCAACGTGACGAACTAATCGAAATGTTGGCAAATGAATTAAATAAAGCAAATAAAGAGGGTGGAAAGATTGCTCATTTTCTAGATGAACAAGACAATCCATCTGAAATCACGGATTGGATTAGCACTGGTTCTTCTATTTTAGATTTGGCAATTAGTAATCGTCCACACGGCGGGTTGCCGGTTGGAAAAATGGTAGAATTTAACGGACTTGAAGGTACTGGTAAAAGTTTGTTATCCGCGCACGTTGTTGCCGACACCCAAAAGAAAGGTGGTATTGCTGTAGTAATTGATACAGAAAACTCAGCTGCTCCTGAATTCTGGAAAAGTTTAGGTGTAGACTTGTCTAGGTTATTGTATGTTCAATGTGAAACCGTTGAAGATATTTTTGCCCAGATGGAACGAATGATCGCTATTGTTCGTAAAAGTGACAAGGATCGAATTCTAACAATTATTGTTGATTCCGTAGCAGCGGCATCTACAAAGGTAGAACTTGAAAGTGATCACGGTAAAGATGGTTACGCTACTGGTAAGTCAATTATTATCAGCAAAGCAATGCGTAAAATTACTACTATGATTGGTCGGCAGAAGGTACTTACAGTGTTTACTAATCAGCTACGTCAGAATCTAAAGGCTATGGCGTTTGGCGATCAGTATGTGGTATCAGGTGGTAAAGCACTTGCTTATCACTGTAGTGTTCGTGTTCGTTTAAATAATACAGGTAAACTCAAGAGGGGTGATGAAGTTATTGGTAACGAATGTAAAGCGGTTGTTGTGAAGAATCGTATGGGTCCGCCACAACGTCAAGCAAGTTTTGATATCTATTTTGATAGCGGAATTGCTGACTATGGTAGTTGGATTAAAGTTCTAAAAGATCAAAGTCTGATTAAACAAGGTGGTGCTTATTACACATACAAGAAGAATGATGGATCCGAATGGAAGTTTCAATCCAAAGACTTTGTGACCGTGATGAAAACAGACAAGGAACTGAGTGAAGAAATTTACTTGAAGATTTGTGATGTTGTAATTATGAAGTACAAAGACTTTAATAGTCAGATCATTGATGATGCTGTCGTAGAGTCAGAAGAAACTTCGGTTAGCGAAGAATAATATGAGCGGATTCAGTTCATTTGAAAAGAAGAAACTGTACTCCTTGTTTGAAAACATTAAGGAGGGTGTTGGAAGTGACGGTCTCAAAAAGACTACTAATTCTGACATCCTCCTTGTTGATGGCCTTAATACTTACATTAGAAGTTTTATGGCCATTCCGTCACTTAATGAGGATGGATTACACACAGGTGGTATTGCGGGTTTCTTAAAAAGCATTGGATATGCAATTAAATTGCTTTCTCCTACCCGAGTTATTATTGTATTTGATGGTAAGGGAGGAAGTCAGAAACGTAGAAAGATTTATCCAGCTTACAAAAATGGTAGAAAGACAGATATCAGACTCAATCGTAATTATGAAGAACTGTCTTCATCTGAGATAGAATCTGTAAACTTTAAAAAAGAATTGATTCGTACTGTAAATTATTTAGATACTTTGCCTGTTACTATAATGGCAATTGATCAAATAGAAGCAGACGATACAATTGCTTATTTAGCTACAGAAACTTTTAAGGACAGCAATATAACAATTATGTCTACTGATAAAGACTTTTTACAATTGGCAAATGACAAAGTCAAAATTTGGAGTCCTGTCAAAAAGAGAATATTTGGTTGTAAAGAAATATTAGATGAATATGGAGTTACATGTAGTAACTATATTTTATATAGAGTTATGGAAGGTGATGTCAGTGATAATATTCCAGGACTGGATGGCGTAGGTTTGAAGCGGGTAATTAAATCATTTCCTTTCTTGTCAGAAGAACGTCAATATGATTTGAATGAGATTTATAATTACGCAGAAAATAACAAGGGTAAGTATAAAATATATCAGACCGTGTTAGATAACAAGTTACTACTTGAACGTAATCACACGTTGATGCAGTTAAAAGATACGCAAGTACAGTCATTTACACAGTTACGTATAGAAGAAATAATAAAAACTCCTGTACGTAGAATTGATAAAATGAGTTTTACTAAATTGATTACAGAAGACAAAATGTGGAATAATATCCCCAATTATCACATTTGGTTACAAGAATGTTTTGGCAAATTAAATAGTTTTGTAGAATAAAAACGTCGGTTAATAAAAGTTGAAAACCACAAAATTCAGTGGTATAGTAGAGTTATCTTATGGAAAACAAAAAAGCAATTGATTCATTAACAAAATACGGCCGTGACTTCCAAATCAAGTGTATTTCGTGTTTAATATCTGATCGTTCATTTATTGAACGTATCAATGATATTATCGAAGTAGACTTCTTTGAAAGTGATGCAAATAAATGGGTCGTAAAAGAAAGTATAAAGTATTTTAACGAATATAAAGATCTACCAACTTTAACTGTATTCAAGATTAAAGTTGATGAAGTAAACGATGAACTACTTAAAAGAAGCATCGTGGATAATCTCAAATTAGTTTATCAAAAGGTAAGTGATAACGATTTGAAGTTTGTTAAGGAACAGTTCTTGGAATTCTGTAAAAATCAGAAACTAAAGAATGCTATTATTGAAAGTGCTGATTTATTAGCACTTGGTCAATATGATAAAATTAAGAATGTAGTTGATCACGCGATGAAAGCTGGTATGGAACGTAATATTGGTCACGATTATACCGAAGATGTAGAACAACGAATGAGTGTAATGAGTCGTAATTGCGTTAAAACCAATTGGACTGAAATTGATACCATTATGGACGGAGGATTGGCAGCGGGTGAATTGGGTATTATTACAGCTTGTGCTGGTAGTGGTAAGAGTTGGGTACTATCTAAACTAGGCGTTGAAGCGATGAAACAAGGTAAAAATGTAGTTCATTTTACGCTTGAATTGAATGAAAATTATGTTGGACTACGTTATGATGCTTGTTTTACAGGAATTGATTTCCAGAATATTCGTAATAACGTAGACATCGTGAAGAAGAAGATTGCAGAGGTGCCTGGAAAATTGAAGATTAAATATTTTCCAATTAAAACAGTAAGTGCTTATAGCCTTAAAGCTCATTGTGAACGATTGGCTATACTAGGTACTAAAGTTGATCTGATTATTGTAGATTACGCAGATATTCTACGTCCATCGCAAAGTGAACGTAATAGTAACAGTTATAGTGAAGCTGGTGGTATTTATGAAGAACTACGAGGTGTAGCTGGTGAGTTACAAGTTCCTATTTGGAGTGCTTCACAGAGTAATCGGGCTGCTATGGATGAAGACATTATTCAGGCTAACAACATTGCTGATAGTTATCGTAAGATTATGACCGCTGACTTTGTTCTTAGTCTAAGTCGTAAAGTTAACGATAAACAAGCAAATACTGCACGATTCCACGTAATTAAGAATCGTTTCGGCCCGGATGGTTTGACCTTTCCAAGTAAGATGAATGCTAGTTGTGGTGATATTGAAATTTATGGTGAAAATAGCCGTGAGGGTATGAGTATCTTGAATGAAATGATGGATGGTGAAAATCAAGTCAAAAAGGTTCTAAAATCAAAATGGAATGTTCATAACAATGACGAAGAATAACTCATAGTATGGAGCAGACGAAAAACACATAAAAAAATAATAAAAAAGTTATAGACTAAACGCAAAATGAACTATCTAAACAATAGTTATTTTTTACCCGTATGAATAAAGAAATTTTTATAAAGAAACGAAATGGTATCACTGAGAAGTTTAATGCAGATAAAATCAATAAAATTTTACAATGGGCTACTGAAGATATAAAAGGTGTTGGATTTGAAGAAGTAGCGATGAACGCTCATTTGTCGTTCTTCGATGGTATGACATCAAAAGATATCCACGTGATGTTGATTGAAGCCGCGTCTAATCTAATCACAGAAGATAAACCTAATTATCAATTTGTAGCATCACGTTTATTAAATTATCAATTACGAAAAAATGTTTGGGGTGGTAAAAATCCCCCAAAGTTACACGATTTAGTTAAAACTAATATTGATGCTTTGGTTTATGACTCGGATATTTTAAATTGGTATTCCAAACAAGAATTTGACAAGCTAGATGAGTTTTTACGACATGATCGTGATTTTAATTTCACGTATGCTGGTATCAAACAGTTGTGTGATAAGTACTTGGTCCAAAATAGGGCTACTAAGGTAATTTATGAAAGTCCTCAGTTTGCTTATATGCTTATTGCAATGACTTTCTTTAAAGATTATAAAGAAAACCGACTTGAGTATGTAAAGAAAGCTTATAACTACTTTAGTAAACATAAGATCAATTTACCCACACCAATTATGGCAGGCGTAAGAACTCCAATGAAGAGTTATGCCAGTTGTTCACTGTTCACAGTCGATGATGATCTACGTAGTATTTTCAGCAACAATAGTGCGGTTGGGTTTGCTACAGCTAGTCGTTATGGCATTGGATTGAATTTATCAAGACTACGTGCTACAAACGCTCCAATTCGTAATGGTGAAGTAATGCATACAGGTCCAATTCCATTTGCTAAATCATTTGAAGCTACAGTAAAGAGTTGTCACCAGAATGGCATTCGTGGTGGGAGCGCAACTGTAAATTTCGCTTGGTTCCATTATGATATTCTAGATATTCTTGTATTGAAGAATAATCAAGGTACAGATGATAATCGAGTTCGTAAGTTAGATTATTGCGTGGGTCTTGATAAACTAATTTTTGAACGTTTCTTGAAGAATCAAGACGTTACACTATTTAGTTATCACGAATGCCCTTCACTGTGGAATACATTTGGAATGGAAGGATTCAGAGAAAAATATGAAAAGGCTGAAGCTAACAAGAATCTCAAGTTCAAGAAGAAAGTACCTGCACGTGAATTGATGGGTCTACTTGCTAAAGAGCGTCTTGAAACTGGACGTATTTATACAATGTTCGTGGATCACGCAAATGAACACGGTAGTTGGTTGGATCAAGTGGATACAAGCAATCTTTGCCTTGAAGTGCATCATCCGTTAATTCCTATTTATGACGTTAATGATCAAAAAGGAGAAATTGGAGTCTGTGTATTGGCAGCATTGAATTGGTTAGAAATTAAAGATGATACTGAAATGGAAAATGTATGTGACATCATTGTCAGAATGTTGGACGCTTTGATTGATCACCAAGAATATTTCGTACCAGCAGCAAAGAACTTTGCTACTAAACGTCGTAGTCTTGGTGTGGGTGTAAGTAACTTGGCTGCTCTATTGGCTAAAGAAGGATTGAAGTATTGGGATGAAAAAGCTCCAAATTTCGTATCTAGATGGATGGAAAAGACCAGTTACTATCTAATCAAAGCAAGTGTTGAAATGGCAAAAGAAATTGGTAAGTGTGAAAAGTTTGATCGTACTAAATTTAGTCAAGGTATTCTTCCTATTGATACTTATAAACGGGACATTGATGAATTTATCACTGAACCTTTACATATGGATTGGGAAGCTTTACGTGAAGACATCAAGAAGTATGGTATGAGACATTCTACTCTTACTGCTTGTATGCCTGTAGAATCAAGTAGTGTAATTCAAAGTAGTACCAATGGTATTGAACCCCCCCGTAGTGCTATTAGTTTCAAGGGAAGCAAGAGTAACATTTTGCCTGTGGTGGTTCCAAATATTGATAAGTACAAGGATAATTATACTTTTGCTTTTGATATGCCAAATAATGAAGGATATTTGAAGGTAGCTGCTGCTATTCAAAAGTTCACAGATATGAGTATCAGTACCAACACGTACTATATTCCGTCCCGTTATGAGAAAAACAAAGTGCCTGTAGAGGTTGTTATTAAAGATATTTTGTTGGCATACAAGTATGGATTGAAGAATCTATATTATGCTAATACAGATGATGGTGATAAACAAACAGCCATGGAAACAAAAACGGTTGATGAAAAACCAATAGTACAAGAATCCGATTGTGAAAGCGGAGCTTGCGCTCTATAATAAAAAAATATATATGAAAACTGTACTAAATAAGAAAAACATAGATCAGTTGCGCAACCCAATGTTCTTGGGAGAAGATCTATCACTTCAGCGATATGATAAGATCAAATATCCAAAGTTTTATGATTTGTACGATCAACAACTAAATTTCTTTTGGCGACCCCAAGAAGTTTCGTTGGTGAAGGATATTAGTGATTACAAGAATCTTTCTGCTGAGGAACGATTTGTTTTTGACAGTAATTTAAAGTTTCAAACTATGACTGATAGTATGTTGAGTCGTAGTATTCACGAACTAATGAAGCACGTTACAAATAGTGAATTAGAAATTTGTATGAATGCGTGGAGTTTCTTTGAAACTATTCACAGTAACAGTTATACATACATTCTTAACAATGTTTATCCAGATGCTACCAAGTTCTTTGATAGTGTCTTAGAAGACGAAGAAATTGTGAAACGTGCTAAAGCTATTAGTAAGAAGTATGATGAACTATTAACGCCGTCGGATGATATTAAACAACAATTGTTTGATGCTGTATTGGCAACTCAAATTACTGAAGGGTTGATATTCTATGTATCATTTGCTTGTAGTTTTTACTTTGGATATCGTGGAAAGATGGAGGGTAACAGTAAGATTATTAAATTTATCAGTAGAGATGAAAATCTTCACGTAGCTATTACCCAGAACATTATGAAGAATTGGATAAATAATCCGGAAGAAGGATTCCAAGATATTGTTAAGAAAAATGAAGATAAGATATATGCTGCTTATGAAATGGCGGTAAATGCTGAAAAGGATTGGGCAGATTATCTATTTAGTAAAGGTAGTTTGGTTGGATTGACGGCGGAAAGTTTGAAACATTATATTGAATGGTTGGCTAATAACAGATTAACAAGTATGGGATATAAGAAATTGTATCCAGCTGCTAAGACCAATTTACTATCTGGGTGGTTAGATAGTTACTATGATAGTAAAAAACTTCAAGTAGCCCCCCAAGAAACTGAATTGAGTAGTTATGTTAAAGGAGTTGATAACACGATCAGTGAAGGTGCATTTGACGACTTCAAATTGTAATTGTAAATAATTAAAAAATATAACGAGTACTTTAACGAGTACTCGTTTTTTATTATATTTATATCCATCTCGATCAATTTATATTATGGAATCCATTTTTGTATACCTAGAAAAAATATTAGTAATAAGTGCAGCCGGCGGCGTTTTATTCGGCGCATTCAAATGGGTATTTACATTGAATCGGAATGTAAAAGAAATATTAAAAGAAGTCAAACCCAATTCGGGCACATCGTTAAAAGACCATGTAGATAAGATAAACAAGCAGGTTAGTCACGATAGTAATTTGATTAAGACTATATGCACACGACAAAAATGGATATTAGATAATAGACCGGAACCAATATTTGAATGTGATACCGATGGTAAATGTACGTGGGTAAATGAAAAATATTGTCAATTATTAAAACACGATGTAGATTATTTCTTAGGTAATGGGTGGAAAAATGGTATCTTTAGTGAAGATTTGGAAATGGTTGAAAAAGAATGGGACAGATCTATTAAAGATAAAAGAAGTAGTATTACTATATACAGAATGATTGATAGAGAGGGTACTATATACCACGTTAAAGCAGTAGCTACCAGAAATGATAGTCATGGGTACATTGGGCATATAGAAATATTAGACGATAAAAAAGATTAATAATTGACCATCAAGTACTATTTATATGTATATTAATATGAAGTCTTCTAAAGAATTAGTCAATAAACTGGTAAAAGAAACATTGGAGCAAAAATATACAAATGCTTCGTCTTCTTGGAGTGATTTAATCGACGGATTATCAAAAGAAATTAAGAAGCCTATTGAACTCGATGATGCTGGTAATTACAATGTATGTGATTGTGAACCACATCACATTAGTATTAGACCAATAGTACACGGTATTTGTGATATTCAAGCATTCAGAGACGGAAGTGATAGAACAAAGAAACTTTTTATGAAATTTGAAGATGTTAAGAAATTCGTAAAAGAATACTTAAAATCTGATATTACAAATTATGTAGATAGTGCTTTGGGTAAGGGAGTTGAAAATACCAAAGATAAACAAGGTGGTAAAAAAGCTGATAAACAATCTGAATCTGAAGAAAACGTAGTTAACCCACAAAAAGGATTCAAAATTGTAAAGAATGTTAAGGTCGAGAATATGAACGATCCAAAAGATGATCCTACTCAACCAATGCAAGCTGTTGGAGAATTCGCTAAACAAGGTGATCATAAACCAAAGAAAGCGGAATATAACCCACCTACATTACCAAAACATCTTCAAAAATTGGTTATTAAATATACAAAAGCAGGTAAAGCCAAAAAGAAGTAGTTGACAATTTCTCAAATTTGATATACTATAAAGGTATACCTAAAAAAGGATAAATATGACAAAATTAATTACTATCGCCGCATTGAGTGCAACTCTATCTTCCCAAACATTTGCTGGCGATAGAGAATGGGCTACAGTTGGTAAAGTATTGACCGGAGTTGCAGTAATTCACGTTATTGATAGAATTGTAAATCCCCCAACACAAGTTGTATATGTACAACCACAACCAGTGGTTTATGCACAGCCTGTAGTAGTACATCCTCAACCAGTAGTATATTATCAACCTGCTCCTGTTGTATATGTACATCCCCAACCAGCAGTAGTTGTGTATGGTGGATGGGGTCGTCCAGTATATCACTATCATCATCATTAATAATATTATTTTAATATAACCCAAACCACCGTAACTGGTGGTTTTTTTATTTTTCCAGTTGACTTCTTATATATCCGTGGTAAGATGATTTTACGGTAAGAAAACTTATGAAAAACAAAAACTCGTTTAATCTGGTTACTGGCAAGGACTTCAATATCAAGGCTTATCTTGACACTTGTGTAAATCTACGTCCATCTTCTTTGATTATGGATGATCTCAAGTGGAAGTATATGGTACGTAGTGCTATTCGTGGCAAGAACATTCTGCTTCTTGGTCCAACTGGTTGTGGTAAGACTCTAGCAGCGCAAACTGTTGCTAAGGCTATTGGTCGTGAAGATAACTTCTTCTATTTTAATCTGGGTGCTACACAAGATGCTCGTAGTGCTTTGATTGGCAACACTCACTTTGATAAGAAGACTGGTACTCTATTCAAGGAGTCTAGTTTTATCAAGGCTATTCGTACTCCTAACGCCATCATTCTACTTGACGAAATTTCTCGTAGTCATCACGATGGTGTTAATATTCTAATGACTGTTCTTGATGATCTCCAGCGTTATCTTCGATTGGATGAAAAGGATGATTGTGAAGTTGTTAAGGTTGCAGACGGTGTAACTTTTATCGCTACTGCTAACGTAGGTAATGAATATACCGCTACCCGTGTAATGGATCGTGCTCTACTTTCACGTTTTCCTGTTAAGATTGAAGTGACTCCGCTTGATAAGGACGCTGAATTTTCTCTATTAAAGAATCGGTTTAATATTAACTCTAATGAACAGCTAGACGTTCTAAAGTCTGTTTGTGAAATTGCTGATCATACCCGTAAACAGATTAAGCAGGAAGATAGTAAGCTTACTAATTTTATTCCTACACGTAGTACTGTTGAAATTGCGGAACTAATTGTGGATGGATTTAATTTGCTTGAAATTGCTGAGACGACCATTTATCCTAACTTTACTGAGGATGGTGGTGTTGACAGTGAACGTACATATATTCGTCAGTTGGTACAAAAGTATATTAAGGTAGAATCTAAGGAAAAGTTGTTTAATGATCCATTGAACAATACTACTCAACCTCCTTTTTAATAACATATAGAAAATAAATTATTATGAGCAACTACAGTGATTTCTGGTTAAAGGGTAACAATTACGATTGGGATTGGGAAGATGAACTTGATGCTGCTATTGCGGATGACGCTAATAACACGTTAAACGATGACGTAGAAGACCGTGTTTCGGAAAACACATCTCGACTGATTCGTATGTCTTCCGCTCGTCGTGCTATTTCTAATTATGTTAGCATTCTGACGAACCAGAACATTCCTGTAGTATTTAATGACAGTGCTGTAAATTGTACTGATGGTAAGGTGGTTTATATCAGTAGCGATATTACTAAGAAGGATAATTTTGACGTGGCTGTTGGACTAGCCTTACACGAAGGCAGTCACGTTAAATATTCTGATTTTGAAATGTTTAAGACAGTATGGATGAATGTTCCCCGTGACATTTATAATTACACTGAAAAGTTGAATATTTCAAAAGATATTGTTGGTAAGACCAGTCAACAGATTCTAAATTATGTAGAAGATCGTTATATTGATTATACTGTACATAATAGCGCGCCTGGTTATCGTGGTTACTACGATGCTTTGTATGATGAATACTTTAATAATAAAGTAATTTCAGATGCCTTGAAAAGCAATCTATATCGTACACCTAGTATCGATTCATATATGTTTCGTATTATTAATCTTACGAATCCTGATACAAGCTTGAAATCATTGCCTGGTTTGTATGACATTGCTTGTGAATTGAATTTGTCAAATATCTGTCGTCTGACAACTCCAAAAGATCGTCTAGACATAGCGTATAAGATTTCCGAAATTGTATTTAAGAATATTACTGAACACAAAACTGATAATGCACAGTCACAACCAACGGATGGAAATGGTGATGGAGATGGCGATTCATCCGCCGTTGAAGATGATTCATCGAACCCAACTATATTGGGTACTGCTAGTGATGTACTTGGTGGTATGGAGTCTACTGTTACAACTGACAGTAGCGATGTAACTTCCAATATTGGATCTGATTCAAATATTAGTAAGTCTAAACAAACTAAGATTGCTAAATCATTTGATAAACAGAAAGACTTTCTGGCTGGTAAAATCAAAAAGAAAAAGGTTTCTAGACGTGAAAAGACATTGCTTGATGTACTAGAAAAGAGTAAAATTGATCTAGTACCTGTTGCAAGTGATGTTCTTAAGAACAACGGAATTGTTGGTAACGTTGAATGTATTCTTGTAAAGAATATGACAAAAGAATTGATCCTCTCAGATGAATTTCCAATGTCTATTGCAAAAGATGACATTGGAGCTCGTACTATGTTACAGAAGAACGTGGATGACGGCATTGTGTTAGGAGCTAAGTTAGGCCGCCGTCTTCAAATTCGTAATGAAATTAACGTTGATAAGTTTACCCGTCGTAATATTGGTAAGATTGATAAACGTTTGATGCATGAACTCGGATTTGAAACCGATAGCAATATCTTTTATAATACATTTGTCACCAAATATAAGAAAATTAACTTTCATATCAGTGTAGATGCTAGTGCTAGTATGCAAGGCAAAAAGTGGAATCGTACAATTAAACTATGTGTTGCACTAGCAAAGGCTACGTCTATGATTGACAATGTGGATCTGACGATTAGTTTTCGTACATCGATGGGTAACAGTCCATACATTGTAGTCGCGTATGATTCTAAGGTTGATAAATTTAGTAAGATAAAGAATATGTTCTCATATCTTTTGCCAACACATACAACTCCAGAAGGATTATGTTTTGAAGCATTGTTACGATATTTGCCTAAAGCTAGTAACAACACAAACAGTTATTTTGTTAATATTAGTGATGGTGAACCGTGTTTCAACTACCATAGTACAGGAGGTATTGGGTTTTCATATAATGGCGCAACTGCTTTGAATCACACTCGTACACAAGTAAATAAAATACGGGAGACTGGATATAACATCATTTCGTATTTTGTAACGGAATATGATGGATTTGGAGCCGAAACGTTACGTGCTAATTTCAGAACAATGTATGGTGTAGACTCTAATTTTATTAACGTCGAGAATCTAAATCAGATTGTTAAGACTATTAATAAAAAGATGATGGATTCTATTGACATATAATATAAAGATGATATAATATATTAACGGTTAGATTTATAACAACATAAACAAGAAAGGATAAAGTATGAAAAAGACAGATCGTAAGAATAAGACAAATCAAACAGTAAAATATCCAAGTTGTATTTTTACAATTAAGGAACTAAATGATATTAACACTGATATCGTAACTATTAGTTTACGAGACAAGGTTAAGAAAGCAATTAATCGAGGTGAACTAAATGTAATTGGCGTTTTACCTAACGGAAAAGGTCGTCCAACTTTGGTACACGTATTTGGACCGATTACCAAATCGGTTATTGATGAAGCTAAGAACAAGGGAGTACATTTAAATCGTGAGCTATTGGTTGAAATGGTGAACATCAATTCATCTTCCAACAAGGAGTCGATTGTTATAGTCAATGTTGATACAACAAAGAACAATTCTGTTAATGTTTAAAGAAAAATCAATATAATAGATGTGCCGTATATCTTTGATTTGATATACGGTGTTTCTATTTATACCATATTATGGCAAAAAAAAGAGATAAAATACTACTATATTTAGATAACAAAGGAAAAAACTTCTTGGTATATGAGGAAAAAGATTTACTGGATCTTAAATTGCCTGTAGAGTATATTGATAATGGTACTAATTTGTATTTGGATACTTTAAAAGAAAAGTGGGAAATAAAAGAAGTCAAGTCATCTAAAAACGAATTGACGTTAAAATTTAAAATGATTTTAAGAAAAACAGAATAATATGGATACGTTACAAGAATACTTTGGAATTGAATCGTTTGACTTTGAAGGAAATAAACGAAAGTTGGTTGATAATCTTAATTTGTTGAAGTCTATGTCTGTTGAAGAGCAGACCTTTTACAAAAAGTGGATGGAAATACAAACGTGTGAAAGTTTCTCAAATAAGGCTAATATGATTAAAGCCAAAATTTGGACACCCACCGATATTAACGATGAATCTTTAACTATTAAAGAAATTGAAAGTATAAATCCAAAATTGGTTTATGTTGAATCAAAACAACAAAATGAAGATTGGACAATTCTTCGTATTTTTGGTCATACAATGACTTTTGATCAAACGCCTGGTAGATTTATTAAATTTCTTGTAACCGATGGAGATATTGATAACCCAAAGTATATTGGTTGTATCAGTGTTTCTAGTGATGTAATTGCTATTACTGACCGTGACAATTATTTAGGATGGACTACATCTGATAAGATGGAAAAGAAACGATTGGCATATAGCGCAATTGGCAGTTGTATTATGAGTACTCAGCCAATTGGTTATAATTTTCTAGGTGGTAAATTAATAGCCGCTATGATTACTACGTCAACAGTACGTGATCTTTGGAAACAATTATACGATCAAACTCTTGTGGGTATGACAACTACAAGTTTATATGGTAGTTACAGTATGTATAATAGTTTAAAATGGTGGCACAAATGTGGATCTAGTGCTGGTAAAATTTCAATTAAACCAGATGATGGTATTTATGAAACTTGGCACAATTGGTTAAAAGATATTGATGTAACTGCTTATGATAAAGCACTTACTCAAAAAGAAGGAGTGAGTGGACCTGTAACTGGAGCTAAATCTCGTATTCTCGGTATGATATTTAGTAAATGTGGAATAAAACAATCCAACTATCAACACGGATATGAACGAGGTGTATATTATAGTTGTTTTTATGAAAATACCAAAGAGTTTTTGCAAAGTAAAATTGATGTTGATC